CAGATACTAGAAGCCTATGATGTGCGCAACATTGACCGCATCGTTGTCAAAGAAATCGAGGATATGTTAAATGGAATTACTAGACAAATTGGAGCTCAGTCCGGAGCAGGTAACGGAACTAACGGAACTGGTCAAAATGCGCCAGTGGTCAACTCTCCTTTTAGTATTCCGCCGACTGGACAACCTAGCAACGGAGCAACTGATCGGCTTCTCAGATCAATTCAACGCGTATGAGAAACGCGGGATAGTCAAAGGCGTTCGCCTAGGATTAGAAATAGTACAGAGCATCTACACGTATACTCACTCAGGAAAGGAACTAAAAAATGACAACTCCAATACGCTCTCGGAACGATCCTTCAACAGAGGAGGAAACACCTCCAGCTCCGAATCCGAACTCGTCGAATCCCTCGACTGGAGTCATTGAGGAAGAACCAGTAGTACCAGAAACAGAAGAAGTACGCCTCAGAAGATACTCTACAATTCTCGAAGAGACTTTACGTGAGCAAAATGCGACGATTCAGCGTCTAAACGAGACGAGAGCAACACCACCTGCTCCGACATCACCTCCTGCTCGTGATGCAGCAGCAGAAAGGCAAGAGTTTTACAACGATCCGATGGAAGCAACTCGCAGAACGGTACGAAAAGAGCTTGAAGAAACCGTCGCACCATTGCTTGATTTCGTAAAAGAAATGAGAGGTCAAGGAGTTGCTGGAAGACTCAAAGAACAAGTGAAGAACGACCCACGCTTTTCTGGAATGTGGGATGCCGCAGTTGAGCATTCAGTTGATGAAGCGCTCGCGCGTGTAACTCCTGATCAGATAAACGAGGGAACCGTTCGCGCAGCAGCAGTACAAGCAATTGGTCTGAAAGCGATGGGCTTCCTTGAAAATTCTAGTGGAAATGGCAATCCACAGCCAGCAGGAGAAAGAAGAGTGCCAGCCACACCACCACACATGAGACCATCAGCGCCACCAGCACCATCAGCACGTCCAGCGCCAAAACTACGTGATCTTACTGAGAACGAGGAGAGATTACGTCGCGAGAATAAAATGTCTAAGGAAGATTTCTTGTGGTGGCTCGAACAACCAGCCGGTGATATTACCAAAGGGCAACCGCCATCAGTACGCCAGAGGACTTGATCGATGACCGGTATTCCAATCAAATCAGAAAAAGACAAAGGACTCGATAATCCTCAGCTTCAAGCATCAGTGAAGCCAGACGATAGTCCAGTTATCGATGCAAAATCAGGGCCAATTATTATGCAAGACACGCCACAAGAGCCGCTCAAACAAGAGTCTACACCAAAACGCATGACTCTAGAAGAGCGTGCAAAACAAAAGGCGCGTCTCGCTGTTTTGCTAGATCGTGGTATCGTGCAAGACAGGTTGACAGTTGAGCTGCCATCTGATTTGCATGGAGAATGGGCCAGAAATGACCCGCTCGAAATCCAACGTCTAAGAACGTTTGGCTTCGAGGTAGATACGAAGTACGCTCCAGCCCACGCTTTACACAACGATGGGACTGGTTCGGCCGTCGTCGGAGATGTTGTTTTCATGATTACATCTCGTGAAAATAAGGAGATCATCGACGAGATACGCCATGAGCAATTCTTGCGTAGCAACTCTCCTCGAAAAGCAAAGGAAGAAAAGCAATTCGAGGAAAAAACTGACAAGGATACTGGCGGGCAGATTCCTACGTTCGTTGACAGCCAGCAGCGGGTTGCTCGTAGAGAACAGATTATGGCTGCACTGCTCGAAGCGGACGCTCAGATTAAACCAGTCATCTCAAGGTAAACTCACATGGGCAGACGCTTTCAACCTGCTCGCAACGCAAAGACTGTGCCTCAAGTACAGTCGATGCAATACGCGACAGGTCAGGTCTTTAAGAAAGGCGCCCTCGTTGTTGATAACGTCAACGGCGAAATCGTCGAGTGTGGCGCTGATCCAGCGTCGATTCTTGGTGTGGCGCTCGAAGACTGTGATTCGAAACCTGGCTACGGAGTTCCAAACTCTGCTCAGGTAACGGTCACAACCGGAAGGCTTCAAGAGGTGTCCGTGGCGATTGCCGATCGCATGACTCAGTTTTCGGGTCGTGGCGTGAACGGTGGAACAGATCCTGTTGTTCCACTTCTCACTCATATCGGCGAAAAGTACGGAGTAGTGAAAGTGGGCAACGATTGGGTAATAGATTTTGCTGAGACGGTAGCCACACGTATTCAGATTACTGACGTTGACCTCACTGGTAATAACGTGTTCTTGTTTAAGTTCCTTGAAGCAAATCTCGCTAGACCGTAAAATCACGTTTAGCAACTAAACGACACAAGGAGAGGCAAAGTGCTGACACAAGGCGCAACAAACCTCCTGTTTCGTCCCGGATTGCGGCGTGATTTCCGTGATCAGTGGGATCAATGGGATCCAGAGTACCCTGATTTCTTGAATACCGGAACGATGGACGAGCCGGAAGTCCGCGCTACAATCATGACAGGTCTGAATCGTCTATATGAGCGTGGTGATGGCGAACCAGTCATTTACGAAGATCCGGTTTTTGGACCTCAGGTTGTCGGCGTCGATAAGGAGTTCGCTGGTGGCTTCATGATCACTCGTAGAACCGTCGAGGACGACAAGTATGGCAAGGCGAATCAAGGCGCGAAGTGGCTAGCAGAAGCTGGTCGCCTCACGCTGGAGTATCGTGCGGCTGCATTGCTTGATGATGCGTTCACGGGCAATTTCTTTCGCACAATCGACAACTTGCCGTTGATTCACACAGCTCACACATTGCTCAACAGCAACCTTACGGTTGCGAACCGTCCTGCGGCGGATGTTGCGTTATCTGTGACTGGAATCACGGCGATCTTCGATCTGTTCCAAGTTATGAAGAACGAGAACGGCGATCCTATTCGTGCGTTCCCTGATACGCTTATCGTTGGGAACAATGCAGGAGATTACAACACTGCACTTCAGATTTGGAACTCTGCGCTTGAGCCATTCACCACCGACAACACGGATAACGTGATTCGTCGGCGGATGCCCAAGCCGAAGATGGTTGTCTCGCACTACAAGCAGAATCCGAAGTCATATTTCCTCGTGTCATCGAAGCTGAATGACGCGTGGCTGCTCATCAAGCGCGCCATCGAGTTTGATGACACGTATGATTTCGATACCGATGTGGCCAAATACAAGGCTTCCATGCGCTTCCTCATCTGGGTTGTTGACTGGAGGGGTTGGGCTGGAGCCTCGCCAACCTAAGTCTCAGGAGGCGTTATGGCTCAGTCGGATGCAAGAAATCTTAAGCGTCGTTGGATTGCTGGCGGCGTAGCAGGAAATCTCGTAGCCACAGGAATCAAGAAGGGTGATTTGCTGGCGTACGTTGGTGGTTTCACATTGGTAGAAGGAGTACCAAATACATTCAACGTACTCAACGATCTCACCTCTCAGTTTACCGTTAGTGCTGACAATCAAATCAACAACACAGGTGGCACTTCAAGCGCTGGTGGTGTTCTTTTGGTTGAGTGGATTCCTCGCGATCCGAGAAGGTAAAGAGATGAGCATCGCACTTCTAATCGGTGCGCCTAGCTCTTCTTCTGGCAGTGGAAAGACTAGGCTCATGGCGGGCGATTGGATCATTAAAGTGAAAGGACTTGTGAATAGCAAACTCCATCTTCATCTTGATGAAACAATCGTCCCGCTTGAGCTAGACCATAAACTCGTACTCGAAAGAGGGTGTGAAGCAAGAATATCATTTGCTGAGCGTGGCTCAGAAGATTACGTTACTGTTTTAGCCGAGAAAATACGATGCCTGTAGATATCGCGAACATGAGGAAGCGTATTCGCAAGGCTCTTGGTCTTGAGGAAACTGATCCAGACCTCGTAAACGACGATATTGACATCTATTTGAACGAGGCTTATTGGGGAATACAAGACAGATTTCCATTTCGTGAAAAAGAGAAAACGGTACGCTTCAACACGATTGCAGGCGAACGCTCATATGACATGCCGAAGCCATTCGAAGCTCTTATTTCTCTATCCGTGCAAGACCCAAGTACGAACGAGTTCAAAAAGCTCGCTCGTATGTCAACGGATGAATATGAAAACAGTTACAATTCTGGTACTGATGCCGAAGGATTTCCAACGCATTACACGAGAGAGGGATGTTTCGCTCGTTTGTGGCCGACACCTGATGCTGCGTACGTCGTTAGCCTCAAGCGACTAGTTACACTCGACGACATATCTGATTCTGTTACTACACCAGAGATTCCTCGTGCATGGTGG